GCGGGTGAGTATGGATATACAATGTCGGTTGAAGGTATGTTTGAAGAAGATGGATCAGTTGGTGCATTAATCAGTTGGAAAGAGATGATCACCGATTTGTTGGCCGGAACATCGGTGACAATTGTCATGACATCAAATGTTTCCGGCGATTTGAAATTAAGCGGATCAGCATTGTTTAATGATTTGAAATTGACCGCCCCACAAAATGCGGTTTCAACATTCACTGCATCGATTCAAGGAACCGGAGCATTGACTGTTTCAACTATTTAATTAAAATTTGCCTATATTTGAGGCATGAAAAACAAAATTGAAATAGGGGGTGAAATTCATCCCCTTATTTTTAACATGAATTCATTGCGCAATGTGATGTCGCACATTGGCATGGAATCATTCGCAGATTTGCAAAAGCATTTGGACATGGCAAAAACTTTGGATTTGTCATTGGTTTGTGCATTTTATGGCATTTTGGAAGGTTATGAAATTGATGGAAAGCAATCGCCATTTTTGACCGAATCACAAATCGGTAGAAAAATTAAAAAGTATACCGAATTATTGCCGGCCATGAATGGTTTTTCACAAGCCATCACCGATTTTTTCACCATCGAAGAAGGCGAAGAAAAAAAGTAAGTGCCAGCAATGAAGGCCCACCATTGACATGGCGCAAAGTCGAACAAATTGCATTCGGCGAAATGGGCATGAATGAATTTGATTTTGGTCGGTGTTCACCAAGATATTGGCGCGCCCGATTGATTGGCATGCGCAATGCACAATATCAAGAATTTCAAAATCAATGGGAAATGTCGCGATGGATGGCGGCAACAATTATGTCACCCCATTTGAAAAAACCCATCGCCCCAAACAAGTTGATGGCATTCCCATGGGAAATCATTGAACCTGATGATATTGTTGCAAAAATTACTCAATATGCGGATATATTTGCGAAGTTAACCCCGCCAGCCGAAGCATGAAAGCAATAAATGCAGTTTATAATATTTTATCCAATAATGCAGCATTGACGGCGGTTGTTTCGACCCGAATCAATCCATTAAGGATTCCACAAGAATCATCATTTCCGGCGATTTCTTATCAATTGGTTTCATTGGTTCCGCACCCATCCAAATCGGGACCATCGGAAAGTGATTTTGCAAGGGTTCAGATTAATTCATTTGGAACATCCTATCAAAGCGCAGTTCAGGTTGCTGATCTTGTCAGGAATGCGATGCAATTGACATTGCCGGCGACATTCAATTCGGTATTTGTTCAGACATGCGAATATGATGGCGAAGCGCATATGAGTGAAGATAATGCGGGATTTGCGGGAATTTATCATATTGCCCAAGATTATATCATTAATTACAACAAATAATGGCCAAATCCCAATCACTCAATATTATCATCGGGGCCGATATTCAAAACCTTAAAAAGGGATTGGATGCGGCGGTTGTTGCAACCCAAAAAGCCGGCAAAGATTTGTCAGGCGCGACCGGTGAGGCCATCAAAGGGATGCAAGATCAGTTTGCCAAGTTGGCCGCATCAAAGCCATCAATGGCAACTGTGCGACAAATGCAAAATATTGCAATGACGGCCCGATCATTGGGTCCTGAATTCCAACAATTTGCAAATGAGGTGATCAAAGAAGCCGGCCGGATTAAAGATTCAGTTGGTGACATGCGGGCAGAAATTGGATATTTTGCCAGCGATACAAGGCGATTGGATGCGGTGTTGGGTGGTGTTCAAGGTTTGGCCGGTGCATTCAGCGCGGTTGAAGGCGCGGCGGCATTGATGGGAATTGAATCAAAGGATTTGCAAAAAACCATGGTGCAATTGCAAGGCGCATTGGCCTTGGTTAATGGATTGCAAGCGCTTCAAAGTGCATTGCAAGCGGAAAGCGCATTCATGGTTGGATTAAACACCGCAGCAATGCGAATTCAAACCTATGTGATGGGTCAAGCAACAGTTGCGGCGCGGGTTTATGCCGGCGCATTAATAGCAACCGGCGCGGGCGCAATCTTGGTTGCAATCGGATTGATTGCATCAGCATTTTCCAATGTCAAGGACAAAACAAAAGACACAACAAAGGCGGTTGATACATTAACCGAAGCATATAACAAACAAGCGGAATCATCCAAAGAAGCATCGAAGAACGGGATGGAAATCGCCGATCAATTATTGAAGAAAGAATTGGATGCCGCCAAATTGCGCGGTGCAAGTGATAAGGAACAAACACAAATTGAAATTGCATTTTGGCAAAAAAGGAAATCCAATTTGGAATCCAATTTGGCCGGTTATGACAAATATTCGGCACAATATTTACAAATTAGCCGAAACATATCAGAAACCGAAGGAAAAATCGAAGAACTGCAAACAAGCCAATCAATTGCCAATGCCGACAAAAGGCGCGAAGCAAAAAAGAAGGCACAACAAAAAGAATTTGACGATTCAATCGCATTGATTAAAGCCCAAGGGCAAGCAACCAATGATGCTGAAAAATTCTTTATTGATCAAAATAAAAAGATTAGGGAAAAAGCCGCATCGGATTTGTTGAAATCAAAACAATTCAGCGGAACAAATATGATTGCCGGAACTGCGGTTCCACCGGTATTGATTCAGGTTAAAATTGATGATAAAAGCCGATCGCAAATTGTTCAAGACATGGACCAATTGACAACCGACATTTCAAAGTCAGTTGAAACCCTTGGTGAAGATTTGGCAATTGGATTGGGCGAGGCATTAGGAAATGCATTGTCAGGTCAGGGCAACCCATTTGAAGATTTTGCAAAAGTAATTTTGGGTTCAATTGCGAACTTTATTAAAACAGTCGGAAAACAATTGATTGCATATGGTATTGCGATTTCGAAATTTAAGGCGGCATTTGTTAATCCGGCCGCCGCAGTCGCAGCCGGTGTTGCAATGGTCGCATTGGGAACCGCGGTTTCATCACAATTAAAAGCCGGTCCATCAGTGCCAGCATTTGCCGATGGTGGTATTGTGAGCGGGCCGACATTGGGATTGATGGGTGAATACCCAAATGCAAGGTCAAACCCCGAAATTATTGCGCCATTGGATAAATTAAAAACACTAATGAAACCCGAACAATCATCCGGCGGATTCATCGCATCCACAACAATTCAGGGTCGCGATTTGGCGATTGTTTTAGAAAGATACAATAAAGATTCAAAGCGCGGGTAATGAGAAAATATGTCGGTTCCTTCAAAAGTATTCAAAATGTAACTTATCGCATTGAATTATGGGATGATCCATCAGGAACAACACCCGAAATCACCGCGCGATTATATGCGGCAAGAGTATTGGCCGCCGGAGGTTATCAAGAAGGATCATCATGTCTTTTAACTAAATTACAATCGCTTAATTCATCCACCGAATTAAAATTGGCCGGCAATGGTTTCAGCATTGAAAGGCAAGGTGAAGGGGATTCAGTATATGAAAATTTTGTCAGATCATCCCGCGCGACATCACAATGGGTAATGCCTGATCAAACAACCTTGGATGATTTCATTGCAATTCAAACCATGGCGGAAACCGCATGGGCGATGATCATTTATCGCGATGATGTCATGTGGCATGTTGGTCGAGTATTGGCGGACCAAATGACCCGATTGCGGGAATCAATCCAATCAAAACCGATCATCGAATTGGTGGCGGTTGATGGATTGGAATTGATGGATGGATTCAAGGTAAAATCGGCATGGTTTAGTAGTGGTAAAATTACCATTTCACAATTGATCCGCCGGTGTTTAGAATCATTTGATTTGTGGGAATATTGGGCCATTAATGGAACACAAACCGAATATTTATATGAAGGTGTTTTATTGCGCGAATCGCATGCATCCCGATTGGGAATCGACATGTACAAAGTGGATGAATACACCTTTTTGACCAACTTTGATCCATTTAGTGATGTTAAAATAGTTGATGCGGTCGGTTGGTTAATTGAGCCAAACTACATATCATGCAAACAAGCATTGGAAAATGTATTGTTGATGTTTGGGGCGCGCCTAATCCACGAACTTGGTGCATACTATGTTATACCACCAACTGCATATAATAGTGCCACCACAATCAATTTAAGGCGGTATTCATATACTGCACAGTATATCGGAACAACCACCTACACACACCGACAAACAATCGGCAATGATGTTCGCCCATTATGGATGGCAAAACCTTCTTTGTATTATCAACCAGCGGCCCAATCGGTCACTATTAACACAAAGCGGCAAAACCTTGCAAAGCAATTGCGCAATTATAATGATCGCGCATCATCAATTTTGGAATTGCGGGTTTATGATGTTCCAACCGGATCAACACCGGATGATGCACCAATGCGAATCCGCCTGATGGCAAAGTCATTGAAGCGAAGCATAGTTGATGCCGGTATAACATATGTTGAAGATTCGACCGATCTTTATTATCGAATTAAATTATTGGATTCAGGTGGCAATATCAGGGTATTGAATAACAATGGATATTGGGTGACCGGTAGTGTAACAACCCAATTGTATCGAATGCCAACCAACAATATCAAAGGCGGTTGGATCACATCCGAATTTGAATTGACATGCACAACCGCGCCGGCCGGATTTACCGAAATGCGCATTGAATTAGAGGTGCATGGAAATGTATTGCCTTATTCAAGTGGTGGCAAATGGAAAAATGGAAATTCAGCAACCAAGGATTTTTGGGGATCAATTCAGGTTTCATTTGCCGATGCATCGCCATATAAAAATGCGGACTATACTTTTGATATAACTGAAATAACAACCGCAGCCACCGCCAATTTGGTGAATTCATCACCGGTCATATTGGATCCGGTATATTATACCGATGCATTGCCTTATGGCCTTGGAAATTGGTTGGTCAACAATGGGACAATCGATGTTTTGGCATCGGATTGGTATGGCGGATGGGATTCAATAACCCATGGAACAATTACCAAAATGTTGGGATTGCAAATGGCATCGGTTTATGCTGATTTTTTACCGGTCATTCGAGGCAATTGGGTTGATTCAGGGACATTGACATCAATCAAATCATTGTATTTTGACAATTATGCATGGGTTTTGAATGGTGTGCGATTTGATGCGAGGTCCGAACAATGGGATGGCGAATGGTTGGCCATTTCACCGGTTTACACAAATTCGACATCATCCGGTGAAGGATTAAGGGTTAACCAATCGCCAACCGGCAATTTGGGTGATCGCTTAAATTATACCGAAACCGCGGTTGCAAATTTGAATGGATCCATTTCAGCGGTTCCAAATCAGGTGTTGGAACATTTGGTGAATTATGCTGATCAGGCACCAACAACACAACCCACACAAACAACCCAATGGGAAGTGATGTTGAAATATACCGATTCCACCGATTCGGTGACATGGTTGGTTCAGGAACATGGAACATTCAAGACATACACCGCCGGGACCCATTCATTAGATTTGGCATTTGAAGGTCATTTGTTAAATGGGGCCGGTGGAACAATAACAATCAATTTGCCAGCGGTTGCCGAACAAAAAGGCAAAAAATATTATTTTGTGAAGTTAGGTTCAGCGCATGCCGCGGTCGTCAATGCATATGCCGGACAAACAATCAATGGGGTTGATCATATGAATTTGAATACAAATTATGAATCAAAAACCATTATTTGTGATGGGTCAGCATGGTATGTCATAGCCACCGGACCATAATTGTTGTAATTGTTTAATGTCATGCGATTATTTTTGAATCATTATGGCACAAGCAAGCGCAGATATCATCGCGGGTTCACAAGGATTCAAAAGACATGGGGCCGCAACAGTCACCGGTGTTTCTTATGACGCAATCGTCCCACAAGAGGACACAATTTTTACATCATTTTCGGTTCAAGGCGACAATGAATCAAGCGGCACCAATGTTTTGAGTGCGCGCGGGATGTCATCAATCACCTTTCAACAAGGCGCATATTTGCCCGCCGGAAAAGGTTATAAAATTGTTGGATTTGTTATTTCATCCGGATCGGTTATTGGTTATTAATCAAATATCATGTTAACATCGCAAACACTCGGAATTGGCACGCGAGGCGGGGCGAATTATAGGGGCCAAGGTTGGTCCATTGTATTGGCTTACAAAGCGCGCATCACCGCCGACGGCGGATATTATGAAGGCATTTCATGTTTGTTGAATAAACTAAATAATTTATGAGCGACTTATTAAATAGTGCGAGTTTGGTAATGATACCAAGCGGGTACGCCGAAGACAAAGTTTATAGTGCAGTCCCAACCGACGGAAGCGGTGATTTATCATTCACCCGAGCATCCGACGGAACACGCATAAATAGTGCGGGGTTGGTGGAGGTTTGCCCGTGGAATTTGGTGCAACAAAGTGAGACATTTAATACAACTTGGAGTGCATCCAACACAGTTGTCACCGCAAATCAAACAACCGCACCAAACGGAACAACAACGGCAGATTTAATTGTTGACAATACCAACAACACAAGTCACAGTTTAACGCAAAGCGTAACAAACTTGTCGACGGGTTTAGATTATTATTATTCAATTTATGTCAAAAATAATAACCATACTTGGGTTGCATTACGCCACGACAATGGAGGCACATTTAATTATTTTAATATAGCAACGGGAGTTAAAGGAACGAATGCACAAGCAAATAGCATCATTGAGAGTGTTGGTAATGGATGGTATAAATTAACAGTTCCATTTACCGTGGCATCTTCATCAAGTGGACCAGAATTTTATTTAGCGACCGCAGACGGAACTTATATATATGCGGGAACGGGAACGGGTGTTTACATTTGGGGTGCAAGTTATACGCTATCAGCCAAACCCTATTTCCCCACTACCGACCGCTTAAATGTTCCACGCCTAACTTATCAAAATGGCGGGGGCGGGTGTCCTAGTTTGTTGTTGGAGAAGCAGAGTACGAATGAAACAAATTATAGTGAGCAGTTCGACAATGCTTATTGGTCAAAAAACAATCAAAGCGTAACGGCAAATGCTACAATTTCACCCGATGGAACGCAGAACGCGGATTTGTTAATACCATCGGCGGGAGCGGTTGACCATTATATTTTGAGTAATACGGTCAGCAACGCATCGGGGCAAGTGGTGACATTATCAATGTTTGTTAAGAAAAAAGATAATGATTATTTTTCTTTTGGTTGTGGTGGGGCTTCGTCATTTGGTGCAGTAGTTTATCGATTTAGCACAAATACATTTACAGTTGGTGGATTATCCGCAACCGCTACAAATTTCGGGAACGGATGGATTAGATTGAGTATTACGGGAACAACCACATCAACTGATTTGCGTTTGCTTTTTACACCTACGGATTCAAGTGGTTCAAGAAGTTACAACGCCAACGGAACGGATGGAACATATATATGGGGCGCACAAGCGGAAAGCGGAAGTTACCCCACATCCTACATACCAACAACATCAGCAAGTGCAACAAGGGTGGCGGATGCTTGTTTTAAGACGGGGATAAGTAGTTTGATTGGTACTGATTTTACTATTTTCTTTGATGGGTATGAAACTACGGGGGGCGATTCAAGTCGTTATGTAGTATTAAAAGGAACTGGAGGAACTTATGTAAATTTTATTTCTATGGAAAGCAACACAAATCAAAGAATTTCGATTGCGGTAAATGATGGTGCTGGCGGTGGTGTTTTTAGTGCAATATCAGGTTCGCTTACCAATGGACAAAGAGTTAAAATAGCATTGAGGTGTAAGAATAACGATTTTGCATTTTATGTAAATGGCTCATTAATTTCAAGTCAAGCAAGCGGAAGCGTTCCAACAACTGCGGATTTGTATTTGGGTTATTATACTGATTATAACGATAATTATAATGTCGTAAA